CTCGTAAACATCGTCTGCAACCCGCGACACCCGCTTGCCGTTAAGCGTATAATAACCATCGTAATACTTGAAAGAAGTATATTGATAGATAGTGCCGTCTACCTTTTTCACATATTTGCCGACAAGAGTACCGCCATCAATATAGATTGCCACTGGGTAAGCCGTTCCCTCTCCAAGAACATCAACAGTACCGTTTATAACCCGCACTTCGTCGTACATTCTGGCCGAGCCATTAGATGGTATGACCGCGGCCCAAGTCTCGGATGTTGCTACACTGACGGAACCGCCAGTTACAAGGGTGCCCTCTGTTGGGTGCGTAAGAATGCAATCAGAAAATTTATAGAACAACCCTGCTCCATCTTTAAAATAGTAATTTGTGTATGCGGCGTGATTGGTAAATGTCATATTGGCGTTAGTGCCGTAAAGCGATAATAGTCCCGTTTCACTAACGGAAACTGACGGATAGACGTGGTATGTATCGGTCGAGGCGTTAAGTTCTTCGCTTATTATTACTTCTTCGCTTCCGACGTCAACAGAGTACGATGCCATAAGCCCCGCGACGTTCTGTGAGCCGGGACGCTTCTGCAAGCTGCCATCATCAGTAACGCGGATGTTTTGCATAGCGGCAGCCTCACCATATTTAAGGCGAGTGTCGCCGTCAGCGTTCTCGTTGATGCCAAGCCACTTCTTTATCTGAAATACTTTTTCATCGTTGTTGGCTACGATTTTTGCCATCTAAGCACCCTCTCTACCAACTGCCAAACTCGCTGTGTTCAAAAATTGGCATACCATCGTCAGACATCACACCGTAAACATTCTCTATTGCCGCAAACTCCGCAGGAGCAGTGGAGAGCTGCCGTTTAAGCTCTGCGTAAGTCTCAAGGTAATAGTTCCCTCTGCTGTCGCCCTCGCCAGCCAAGAGCTTGCCGGCCAGTCCGTAGGGCATAACGCCAAGCGCTAAGTTATCGTCAATGTTGGTTATGGCGTTAGCCAAGGAAGTAATCCTTGTCGGTATCGGCCTTGTTCCTGCTGTAGCAACTGCGTATGTATCGCTGTATGGATATAGTTCAATTTGCAATAGGTTGAGAATGGCAAGCGATCTGTTCTTGTACTCTGCCGTATCGCTTGTGTCGGCAAGTCCGGCGCTCGACAGTTCATCAAGCAACGACATTGCGGTTTCAAATACTTCCTGCCCCGTGATTGTGCCTGCCATGTTAAGTCACTTCCTTCTTCGGGCGCGTGTGCCAGTACATCTTCGTGCATAAAGTAAAGTCGGCATAGTACGGTAACAACGTGCCGCCTGTAGATTTCTCTGTTAAGTCCTCTGCGGTCTATTTCCTTTGCGGCCCATATCATGTTCTCTATATAGCCCCTGTGGCCGTGCGCGAAGGTATATTCGCCCTTGTTGTTTCTTGTTATGGTGTTCTCGGCAAAGTGCCACATATACACCGTCTGAGGTATGTGCTCAATTCTCTTGGTGAGCGCGTTTATAAGGGCATTAAAGCCTGTGTCTTCATTACATCGTGTCTCATTGAACCGGATTAGAAAGCGGTCTAAGAATGAGCGCCGATACAGTTTCCCGAATACCCATATGAGGTTCTTAGGGTGAACAAAGAAGTTGCCGTTTTCAAGTTCTTCGATAAACTGACCGCTTACAACGTCCATGTCGTTTTCAATCATGGTACGCGCCATTTGATACAGGGCGAAGCTGGAACACAAGGTATCGTCAGCGTCCATGAAACAAATAAAGTCGCCGTCTGTTTCGTTAACGCCCTCTTGTCTGGCAACTCCGGGGCCGCCATTCTCCAGGAGCGTTATAGTCTCAATTTTGAGCAGTCCTTCAAACTGTTTTACGATGTCCTCATAGCCGCCATCTGGTGAACAGTCATCAACTAATGTAACGGTTACGCGGTCTGCAATAGTCTGCATTGCTACACTTGCTAAAGCTCTCGGTAAGGTCTTGTGTGCGTTATAACACGGGATAATTACGTCGATAGTAAAATCCGTCATAAAATCTCCTTTGAAGTATAGGGGCGGTTTAAGGCCGCCCCTGTTTACTTAGGCTGTCCGCTTATGAATACTGGGTTGCGGCGGAAACCTCAGACCAGAACAGCGAAGCGTTGCTGTTCGGCAAGGCTGCGGCCCGGACGTTGACATGCTGGTTGCTGTCGGTCGCCGCGTTGTTGAGCGTCGCAAAGTTGACGATGCCGGAGTTGGCGCCAAGCGAAGTTGCGCTGTCGCTGTAACGCGGGTCGCTGCCGTCGGTCGTGTAATACACGTCAACGCCTGCGGTAGTAGACGCGATAACGAATTTGCTGTTGGTGCTGTCGTTGGTGATCGTCGGTGCGTTGATTGCATAGTTGGCGTTAACGCCGACGCATACCGCGTTACCCTTTGAGCCGAGTATGAACGCGTCGTGCATGATACGCCCCTCAACGAGGTTGCCGCTGATTCCGGGCGGGTCTGCATGAATCTTATAGTCTGCCAGTTTCTTAGGCGCGAGTATGGCGCTTTTGTAGGTGATAAGCCACTCAACACCTTCGGGCAGATAACTGGACGGCACTTTAATGACCTTCATGCCGTCGATTTCACCGACCTGGCCTTTTACAAGGCTGTCCTGCGCGAGTTCGCTGGTGTATACAAAGTTCGGAGCCTGCTTCAAGGCTTTATATCCGGATGTCTTTATGTACATGATTCTGCCGGTTTCAGGCACAAGCGCGTTGTCAAGCTTCTCGGTGCAGTCCATGATAAGACCGATTATGCTGTTGTTGTTGACTGCGGCGAGAGACTTCACACTGCCTGCTTTGCGGCTCCACTGCTCAAGGCGGTACTTATCGAGCGTCGGTACAATGACCTCGTCGATTTCCCTCTTGAGGGACTTGTTCGCGCCCTTGATATTCATCTGCTCAGCTTCGTTGCCTTTGTCTATGATGTAGGTAAACGACTTGTCCTGCGTCATTTCAAGGCTCTGCAAGGTGTCGCCGAGCTCGTAAGGCGTACCGTACCTGTTGCTGGATGCGCTGCGGTTATAGTTGGACAGCGCGACGGTATCTACGCTGTAAACCTCAAGGGTCTTTACGCCGGTGAAGTTATAGTCCTGAGAGGCCGCGCCCTCGGTGATACTCGTCTTTGAAATACGCTCAGCGACTTTGTCACTGAATTTGGTGGTTAGATTAACTGTTGCTCCCATTTTTCATTTCCCTTCTGCCCCGTAGTTGGGGCTATCGTTATGTGCCGTCGTACCAAGAGGCGTCAATTGAATCCATATCCTTTTTCTTGCCTACTGTGGCGCGACTGCCGGTTGATTTTGATTTGTTTTCGGCGTTCTTTTTTTCAGCTTCTAGCTTCGCCTTTTCCGCGTCGAGTTCTGCCTTGAGCTTTGCGTTTTCGTGCTTGACGTACGCAGCCAACAGGCTCTTGCCTTGCTTGACATCGTCCCAAACTTCTTTGGGTATAGTCTTGGGGTCTACCGTCGGGTAAGCCTCCACAAACTCTTTTACATCTGCGTCTCGCTTGGCTTTTGCCTTTGTTTCCGCGTCTGCCTCGGCGTTTTTAGCCGTCTTTGCCGCCTCCATTGCAGCCTTTTCTTTCGCAATGGCGCGTTTCTCTCGGTCTAACTTGACCTTTTCGAGAACGACTGCAACGTCTTTACCTTCGCGCTCGGCTATAATCGACGCTCTGGCTCTGTCTATAAGCTCGGAACGGGTTACGCGCTGTTCCTTTGCAAGTTCATCAAGGAAACTCAGGTCGTCCTCATCCTTTTCCCTCTCGGCCTTGAGCGTCGCAAGCTCGTCCTTTAAAGGTTTAAGTTCCTCGTACTTGCTGTGGACGCGCTCATAGTCCATGCCTTTTTGGGCTAGGGCTATAACTTCGTCCTTGGTTTTAGTCACTTCTTCGCCGAGATACTTTAGCGTGAACTGGTCGGTATCAGGCTTGTTCTCGGGCTCTGTAGCGGCTTTATCGCTCTCGCTTGCGGTGCCGGTTGTCTGTGCGTCCTCTGCTTCTGTAGCGGGCTGGTCTGCCTCGCCGTCGGCTTCGGGTTCCTTGCTCTCTGTGGCTTCGGCGCCGTCCCAATCGTCAGTTTCAGACGGTTCGGCTTCGTCCCAATCAGCGTCAATGTCTACTTCTGCAAGGTTGGTGATTTCTTCATCCATGAAAAAACTCTCTTTCCCGCCTATGGTTGGGCGAAATTGTTTAAATAATTTATTTACAAAAGGGTGGTTTGCCCCATTGCATTTCATTAAGGCTTGTGGTATGGTAACTTGGGGTGGTATAAACTATGACTTACAGGAAGGTTCTTTTAATTCGCAGGCTTGACATGCTCGCTACTTGGATATTTCAGCCTGCGCTATTCAATAAGCGTATGGAGTGGAATTACTACGACAAGGAATATTACTGTTCTAAGCTACAACGCCGGTCTCGTTAATACTCCGTTGCAGTTCTCCGTAGCCTTTGCCTTGTGGTAACGCCGGGGGCTGCCCTGTATTGGTCAACTGCCCGTCAGCACCGGGAGCGGCTTGCTGTGGCATTGCCGCCATAGTGCTTTTAATCTTGTCTATAAGGGCCTGTTTCTTCGATATGTAGCCCTCGGGTATGCGCTCAAGGTAATCAACAACCTCAATCTTGCCTTGCATCAGAAGGTTGTCCAGCGTCGTCATAGACGCTATCTCAGACCAATAAGCCGAAGCGCCGACATCGAGCTTGAGTAGCATCGGAATGTCCTTGAGTACGCTAAAATCGAACATCTTACGGGTGCTTTGCATCGCAGGCATAGGCATCGGGGTCACATCAGGCAATTTGATTTCAATCCAGCGATCTCCGTAGTTTTCAGCCATGAACTCAATATAGATACGGCCCAAGTCTTCAATGCTCTTGAATAGATTCTGTTTGGTTATCTCGCTTGGGATTGCCGCCGCCCTCTGTAGGGCTATGATTGCGCTTGTGTTGTCCGGCCTTGTCTCACCCATTGCGGCGGGAGTAGCGCCTAGAAATGTCTTGGTATAGTTAATGGCGCTGTCTATGAACTGACTTATCTGCGGTGATATCGTTGCTGGGTCAATTGTCTTTATGACGTTGCTTACGTCGCCACCGTTTACGCCTATAGCCGCACCTACCATATTCGTCATTTTGGATATTCGCGTCTTGTCGTAGACGTAGCGCGGGAACGCTGTGGACATTAGCGATATCATAGACATGGCAAACAGTTTGTTGACAAATATCTGATTCGGAATAAGTCCCGTAATAAGTGCCTGACCGTGATAGCTGTCCTGAACATAATCCCAGTTGAGCCATGTAATAGGGTATAGCCTTATGCCTAAGTCCCATTCTTCGCGGATAACAGCCGATTTGGTACACTCATAAGCGTGTATTGTGCCGGTTTTTTTGTCTTTCCACAAGCGGAGCAGAACAGTTACCTTGTCATCAGTAAGCGCGCTCCTGTCGCTTCCGTTTTCGTCTGTGTCGGCGGTTATGATGTCAAAGTCTTTCTGTCCGTTCTCCTCGGCTCTGGCCTTAGCGTCGTCAACAAGTTCTCTTGTGGCGATTATGATATATGGCTGCTTCTGTACTCGCCTGTCGTTGGGATTCCCGAAGAACACGCGGGTATTTTCTATTACCTCGGTGCGTATCTCGCCTTTGGCGTCCTGCCCTGTTTCGGCATCAGGGTCAAAGTATGTATATAAGCAAGCGTCGCCATCCACGGCGGCATTTCTCATATACTCTCGGAGCATAAAGCCTATATTGTTTTTCTCAAACAATGCCTCAAACTCGTTGTTTACAACATCGGCTATGATCTCAAGCCCCCGCTCGGCGTGTGATAGAGCCGAAGCGTTCATTTTGATGTTGTCGGTTGTGATAGACGCTACGTTGAACAAGGTAACTTGCTTTAGAAAGTTGAATACCGGGGTAGGAAGACCGTTGGCCTCAACACCTTCCCATTGCTTGCCGACAAAGAAGTTTTCATTTGTGTTAACGGTATCGTTGAGGTTGATCTGCGTATTGAAAGACACGCCTTTCTGATACTCGTCATATACACTTTTAGCGGTGAGAGGCTTTTTCTGCATTACTCGCCCTTCTTCCCTTTATCTAATCCGAAGTTCAGCACGTTAAGAAGTCCTTCTTTGAACGCCTTGCCTAGCTTCTGCTCGTCGTCTATCTGCTCGTCTATGTTGTAGTCTTTAAAGAGCATTTCAAGCTCTCTAAGGCGTTTTGTCAGTTTGTCGTCTATCTCATCTATCCGGGCGGATGAAGCTTCTAGACCACCTGATATCTCTGTAATGCGGTCCGATATCTTTTCGTCCGATTCGTCGTCGTCTAAAAGTTGCTTCGATAAACGACCTACAAGCCCGTACAGGTTATCTATGTCGTCTATGCAGTCGCGCCGCAACGTGAAAAAGAGATACGCCAATACGCCGAGAGCAATGATTATGATTGCGCCTATAACAAATTCCATATATGCCTCCATTAAACTTCAATGCCCATAAGTCCTAATATCGCCGAAGATTCTTCGGGCGTTATCTTTCCATTGTCGACTCGCTGCTCAACATAAAGCTGTATGGACTTATCATTCTTGCCGGAGCTATACGCCCGCTGCGCAGCTTGATATATTTGCTCGGCATCGTCCGATAGCGTGACTGTGTACCCGCTACCGCTGCCGCCACCACCGCTATAGCCGGAATAGCCGCCATAGCTGCCGTAGCCACTGATTCCAAGTGCTGCCGCTAGAGTTGGATTTGCAGCCGCCCATACGCTTTGCATTTGCGCTATTTGGTCTGCTGTATATCCGAGCTGGCTGTACCCGCTGAAATCTCCATAATTGGCAAGATTTTTAGCTTGGGATTCAAGCGCGGCTCTCTCTTGCTCCGATACGGCCTGATTAGCCGACCATGCCCGGTAGTTTTCGTCTGCTTGGTTGAGTGCTGCCGTGACCATGCCATCGTCAACGCGGATTGCCTCCTCATACAAAGCCTGCGCTTTAGCAATGTTGCTTTCGGCTATTGCCTGCGCTATCGCGGTCTGATACTCAGCCTGTATCTGCAATCGCTGTGTCTCAATATCCGCAAGCGCATCGGCTTCGGCCTGATTGATCGTGTTCAAATTGCCCTGCAAGGTCGTGTTGATTGCCAACTGCGCCTGACCGCCTGTGCCGGTGTTTAGCCCGCTTGCTGCCGCATACTCGTTAAAGTTCCTGCGCCCCTGCTCCGCGCTCGCCGCCGTCTGATTCCGAGCCGCCGTGTATTGTTCGGGTATCTTCGCGGCAGTAGCGTCCAACGCGGCTATGTTCTGTTGATATTCGCCTTGGAAGGCTGCTACACTTGCCTCTCGCTGTGCGTCGTAGAGGCTGCGAAGATAATCTGAATGTGATGTAGCGGTTGGTATCGTAGTCGCAGCATAGCCACTTGTGGGCGCTTTGGCGTTTGGAGTCGTAGCATAAGACGTAGCGGCGGGGGAGGACAGCGGGGTTGCCGTAGGCGTTCCTGTCGAAGTGCCGAGAGGGGTAGCCGTAGCCGTCCCGGTAGATAGAGGCAAGTTCTGCACAACTCCACTCGACGGCACATTGCCTTTTGCGGCCTGCGCGCCCTGTATCAGTTTCTTGTATTCGTCCTCTGTGTTTATCACAGCCATCAGGCAAAGCCTCCCTTAATATGCTAAATACGCGGCTGTAGCTTCGCCGCCGGTCATGAATTCGTCGTAATCCTCAAGGTGTTCGTCGGGTTCTTCATATATAGGTTCTGGCAATGATTCGCTTGCGGGAAGCACCCTATTCACGCAGTAGTAGCGAAGTCCGTCAACGGTGTGAGTGATTTCATGCGGATTTTTGGCACAGTCGTTAGGGTTTTTCTCGTCGGACTGTATTGCCTGAATGTCGCTTATGAGTTCTTTGCAGTTTCTAAAAATCATGAGATATGGCTTCCACTGATCTTTAGGCTTGTCGCGCTCCGGCATATCGGACAGCATTTCCTTGATTTGCAAGTGCCCTTGCACGCGGCTATTGCTGGACTTGACGATGTTTATACCGTTCTGCATGAAGACCTCCGCCATCGTCTTGCCGGTGTCTTTCATGGTTGTCCACATGTCGGGTGGAGCGAAGGTGACGGCTATGCGTTCGCCTATTTGCGTATTTTCTTTTATTCGATCTGCGGCCTCTGATACGATCAGCTCTGAAAACTTAATTTCCCTGTACACATAGGAACGTCCGGCTGGGTCAACCGCTATCCAGTAGCACGCTAAAGCGTCAAGGCCGTAGTCAAACGAACGATATTTAACCCACTCTCTAGGTATTGGGAAAGCATCTATTACGTGCCGCTTCTCGCTAAACTCGGGGAAGTAGCAGCCGCCGAGAGCATCCCAGTCGCCGTAGCGGTGCGCTTTCCTGATATTCTCAGGCAGCGCAGACAGCATCTGTAGATATTGCTTATATGACTGAGGGCTTGCTTTCTGCATGGCCTCGTTGTCTTCAACTGTGGCCGCTATAAACGTGTAATCTTCTGGACTCTCGTTTTCTTCGGGGTTGTCGCTGTCGGTCTTGTACTTGCGATCTATAAAGAGGCGCTTAACCCACTGATGCCCTATGCCTCCGGGGTTACAGGTCAAGTAAATTCTCTTGGGGAATTGGTTTACGCCACGGCAACAACCGCCGAACATTCTGAACTCGGTTTCTGTGTTACCAGTAACCGATACGCTCCCGTTGTAGCGCATTACGAAGTTGTGATTGTCATCTACCGAAGGACACCAAACAAGACCGTCATAAGGTTTTTCGTGAATCGAATGTGTTGACCGTGTATATCGCTTATCGATTTGCCCAACACTAAGCCGATAAACGTCATATTGTCCTCTCGCCTTTGAATATCCTTTACATGAAATTCTGCCGGTGAGTGTATATAAGCGTTGTAGGTCGTCGATTAGCCCCTCGTTTGCTAAGCCAATATTTATTGCGCCATTTTTAATGTGACCGTCGCCCAATTCAAAGGCGCGAAGGAATATATCTATCTGGCTACTATCAAGGTCAAACACATATTGCGGTACTCGCTTCTCATATGTGTTGCCAAGCGGTTTGAGTATGTCGAAAAGTTGACCGCTATAAATTATGTATTGTCCTTCTTTTCGGAATGAATATCTAAACGGTAAGCGTTCAAGTAAATCCATTAGTGTTGGCGCTGGTTTGGTTTGCCTTATAGATATTCTTGGGGTTTTCCCATTGTCGCCCCTAACAAAGGCGCAACCCTCGGATAAATACCAACCCAAAAACTCTAGCCAGTCATTCATGTGAATTTTATCGGCCTCGTTATGCCCTTTAAAATGGTGTGGTAAGTCTGTAAACCACTCGACGATTGGACGATTAATGGGGTCTCCAACTCTGGCTATGTAATCGTCTTTAATGTCTTGTACTTGCTTGAACTTCCAACCGCCATTAACTTTGTCAAGAACGGGGATTTTATGGTTTGGAGTGACGCAAAATCTAGCACCGTTGCGAGTTTCGTTTTCGTACATAGTGCCGCTGGACGGAAAGCAAAACATGTTTTCAATGGTTTTATACTCTTGCGTGCCGTCGGGGTTTAGCGACAATACTCGGTCTCCTGCGAAGGAGTGGTCAACCCTAGTCCACCCTCGTTCAAGAAGAAGCTCGGTATCGGGGTGAACGCAAAACTGCGTCGCCTCGTCGATGAAAATAACGTCGTACTCTTTGCCCTGATATTCCATGTTGGACGACGTGCCCTGATAATGTCCGAATTTGATGATTGAGCCATTTATAAACGTCAAGGTGTATGTATCGCCCTTGTAGTTTGCAATTTCAAGAGGAACAACCTTTTGCAAAATAGGCTCTATGTGGTTTTCCTCTACGTCCTTATAGGTGCGGCGCACAATCAGGATTCGTATTCCCGCATGTTCAAGCGCCATCTTTATAGCCAGCGTACGCACGGCATGGGACTTTCCTCCGCCGCGAGCGCCGCCGTACGCCGTGTACAGCGTCTTGCTATTGTAGAATCTCGCCTGTTTAGCGTTTGCTTCGCCTAAATCTAGCGATACCTGTTTGTTGCCTTTCGGCATTGCTTTTTTAGCCGCCATATTCCACCTAAAAAGAAAGAGCCACACGATTTCTCGTATGACCCCATTCAGTCCTTGCAGTTGCCCACTCGCCGCTGCGCTATTATTTTGTTTTGTTATGCGGGTCAGGATTTGCACCTGACATAGGCATTTAATCCCGTGAACTATTTAGGCGTGTGAAAAGCCCTCACTACAATGCCCTCCCCGATTGCAAGCGTCTACTATTGCGCCATCCTATGTATTGTTAACGTTCAATACACTATCTGCGTTTTACCATCGAAATGTCTATTCCGCCACCGCATAACGATTTTTAGCAGTTTACTCTGTAATGGATGCAGGTTTTACGTCTCTGCTCCGACTTGTTGACATGTTCACGGCTTGCCTATGTGCGCCCCACGCCAGAACCGCTCACGCAACGCCCAGCGACGTTAACGCCGTTTCCTCCCATGTCTGGAATCACTCTTCAGGACAATTTAATCTAGCGCTTTGGTTGCGGACGAGAGATTCGAACTCTGTCTTAGGGGTATGAACCCTATGTCCTACCTTTAGACGACCTCCGCATTGTCGGGGCTATACCTTGCCCCGTATGGTTTTCTTTACTTCAAGGACAATTATACCGTCCTTAACTGCCTTTATCTCTGCACTGTTCCCACGCTCCAAAATTTCTCCAATCGGCTTTAGTAGTTTTTCCAGTTGGCTTTTATCCAAAGGCTACCCCCTGTTTTCTCCTACCCCTCATGCGGCTTGCGTGATTGCCAGCTCTTGGCCTAGCACTATCACGGGCTGATTATCGCTCACAGGCTCATACGCTGCCGATATAGCGTAACTTTCATCTATAAGCCATCCCTTACCCGTAACGGCGTACGTCGTCCTTATCTTACCGTTGTGTAGCTGCTGTGCCACAGGAACAACTTTAGCTTGATGGATATGCCCGCCTATTACAACGTCACAATCAGGGTGAGAACGTGCAATCGTCTTTAGCTTACTTTCAGACTTACCTATGTTATGTGTAGCGTATATCTTGTACGTCTTGCCACCAGCAATAATACTAATAAAACCATGCACATAGTTGTATTTCTCTAAGCACCCTAACCCCAAGCACATCGTAAAGCCGGGGTCACTTCCAGTCTGCCGGAATGTCCGTTCTTCGTGATTCCCTATGCAGAAGAATATTATCTTCTCCTTTATCGGGTACAGCATTTCTATGATGTTCTCAATCTGTTTCTGAGGCATTACCCGCTGAGAGAACACACAGCCCTTTGAGCCTTGCGTTGCATTGTCTATGAGGTCGCCAATAACAACTACAGCCGCTTTATCGTCGTTCTCTATCTTCTCTATGTACTTCAAAAACGATTTCTTCTCAAATCCGTGAGCACCATAATGTACGTCCGATATGATATATAAATGCACTTCGTCACTACTTTTGTATAGAAAATGCGTCTGATTCCCAGCCGGTATTGCGTTATGATACCTGTCGCTTCGTCTTAATGCGCCCCGGAC